GTTGCGCTCAACCCTGCTTCAGTACGTGTCACGACGATTGCCAAATTATGCCCTCACTTTAATGGGTCCAAGAGAAGCTAGTACAGGTGATCCTCTTGAAAAGGATTTAACTGCAGCTTTTGCTAAAAATGCCCCGATTAATGTTTTAGTGATTGCCTGCTTATTGGATTTTGCAGACTTTGATAATGTTGATAATCCACTATTAATATCTCCAGCTAAAAATGATTTAAATGATGAACCTGCGTTCGTTTGTTCCAGAAGTGCCAAAGCTGCTCCCGTCTCTATTACGTTAATTCCAAATTGTCTAGGTGCTCTGCGCCTAGAAGCTTTTTTACGTCTTGCGACCATGTAATATCAGTAGTAAGAAACTGCTATATAAGTTATACCCATTTTTGGGTATGGGGTGTCCCACTTATATATTATAATTTTAAATTGAACTATATGAGTGACAAGAAGTATACGTTCGGTCAGCCATCACTAATGAAGGCGATTGAACCAGGACAAAAAGCAAGTATAAAGTTTTTGGATCATCCAAAACTAGTAGAGACAGAATGGGGGGAAAAGTATTCCGTTACTATCCTTCTACTCTCACATCCTCTGTATTCAATCTCTTCTCCTAAAGGGATTAAAATGAACTGGCAGACAAACGCTAAGGTAATCAAAGATCTAGTAACGATGCTAGAAGAAGGAAACAAAGAGTTCTTAAAAGATTACTCTGATATGACATGGGAGCTTAGCGTAGCCGAAGACGGCAGCTATTGGTTAAATGCGTAGAGAGTGTACACTTTGCAAGCAAGAGTTTTTGCATCGTAGTGTGGAAAAATTGCACAGCCATCTATTTTTATGCACAGAATGTAAAAAGGCATTGCTTAGCGCGGGGTCTTACTTTTAAGAAAAGATAAGGATAGGTAAGTAGAAAGGTAATTAAGGGGCTCAGAAATATTATGAGTGACTTTCTAAGCCCTTTAAACCTACTAAAATAGACTGTTATAACCCTATCTAGTGTCTAGCCCTAAGCTTTTTCTGGGCTGTTTTACCCCTACTTCGGTGCTTTGTGAGGATTTTAGTAGATCTTGAACACCATTTCGTTTCATTAACATATCTGCTACAAAACCCATTATTGGATTTTCTCTAGTGATCGCTTTGATTGTGGTTTGTCCTGTAGCATCATCAATTTTTTTGCTAGCTGCACCAATTGAGCCAAAGAAGGAGCTTTGGAACGTTTCAAGTTTGTCATGCATTCTGTCTTCGATTTCATCTATAACACCTGCTAAAATCTCAATTAACTCTTCATCACTTTCTCTACTTTTGGCCCAGCGAACCCACTCATCTTTTGACAATTTGGCAATATATTTTGATAATGCTGCATAAAATATAGACCAAGCGGCAAAATAAAGCAATAATGAGAAAGTTGTAATTTCCATTACAGCCCTAAACCTTTTTCTGCACGTTCTAGTGCTTTTTCTTTAGTATAAATTCTTTTGTAAACTTCTCCAGAGGATTCTTTAGTAATTTCTGAGTCTTGAACTAATTTTATTAATGGAATTAATGCGCCTAGATTCATAATCCAAACCTCGCTAACCCCTGGTCAATTACTTGTTGTATGCTAACGCCCACTGGAGCACCTTTAACAGTTCGTTTTTTAGTGTATGCGCTTTCCACATCCTTGCTAATATTAACACCTAAATCTTTTAGATCTTGTAAAGCTTCTTTTCCTTCTTTGGCTGCTAATAATGCTAAACCGCTGATAATCAATTGCTTGATTATTTCTGGATTGTCTATCAAAGCCATAACATTTTCATGACTTCTTTTTGCGTCGACTGCAGCTTTTTGAGCTGTTGTAACTTTCTTTAGTATATAATCGTCCGGAATAAGTGCGTAAGGCATTATCGCCTACTCTTTTTACCAGCAGGTGTTTTTCTAAATGCAACACCCATTTTTTTTAGGTTTAGTTTACCTGATCTTAATCGAAATCTTGGTTTGTTACTGTTAGCTTTTACAAACTTATTCCAGGCTGATAGTTTACGTTTAGGTTTACGTTGTGGATATGCTTGTCCTAATTCATCATATACACGCCCATTAATTCTTTCTGTAAATTCCCCGCCTGCGGTTCCACCGGATGACCTAATACCTTGTTGCATAGCATCACGAAAACCGTCACGGTATCCTGTATTATATTGGCGGGTTTCAATTGCTACTGATCTTCGAGGCATTATTCTATCTCTGCTCCTTCTACTACTACTGTAATTAATCCAGAAGTACCTTGTGCTATAACTTTGATACCCGTGTTTGGGGGTATCGTATAGTATAGGTTAGGGAATTGGGGCCCGATCCCTGCAGTTTCTATTAGGAACTTGCTGACATGTAATGCCTCTTCATTTCCTTGAACAGTCCAGGACAGAGCATCACCTTGAGAACATCCGCTATAATCGAATGAGACATTAGTAACGACACTGTAGAACCTATTAGGTGAGATAAAATCTAATACCGTTGTTCCACCTCCAGTTAATGCTTCTAGACCACTCCAGGCAAAGACATGACTTCCAAAGAAGTTAAGAGTCGGACCCGTTGAAAGTGTCATTTATGAAGTGTACCTGTAAATGCTGTAGTAGTTTGAAATGTTGCATCGGTAGAATCTGAATCACTTATAACGGTTAATGTTGTATAAGGAGGTAAAATTAATCTGCATCTAGTATTTGAGGGTTGATCCTCTTGCGCTGTTTCAGTTTTTAACCATATAGAAGTAATACCGTTTAATTTAACTTGGAAGGTTGTAATTCCCCCACTACCGTTACCACCTGCAATACCACCCGAAACAAATAATTCACCTACAATATAATCTGATCCAGTTGTAAAATTCATTACTGTTTGCTCTGCTGTAGCTCGCCCAAATTCGCCACCATAAGCAAAACAGTGATTACCAATATAATTAAGGTCTAAACCAGTTGCAGCTACTATATTTGTGCTAGCATACGGAATGCCTTCTGGCATTGTTTACTCGAATGTTATTGTACAGCTAGAATCTATAGTTGCTGCCGTAGTGACGGCTATTTGAATATCTAAAGTATTTCCAGAAGTAACGCCTAAAGCGGTTTTTTCTTGAACTACACAATTAGCTACTCCAGTTCCACCGGATGCTGCTTGAGCAACTGCAGGTCCCATAAATGTAGCGTCTCCTTCCTGGAGTGCTGTACCTGTTAATTTAAATCCAGAACAGAAATCTGCTCCAGTTGCTACACTACTAACTCCCATAGATATAGAAGATATTTGTGATACTCCGCTTGGTACTACCAAACTCAAACCAGAACTTGCGAACTGATTGTTCATGCTCTGAAAGCTGGTGGTTGCGCTCAACCCTGCTTCAGTACGTGTCACGACGATTGCCAAATTATGCCCTCACTTTAATGGGTCCAAGAGAAGCTAGTACAGGTGATCCTCTTGAAAAGGATTTAACTGCAGCTTTTGC